GTTCGATTTAATTTTAGTTAGTATAGGAGCCTGCACCGAGATAAGACTAGCCGAGATAGGAGAAACCAGCTAACCGAAGCGCAACAGATAAAAGTAGTAAAGGCACAAAAAGAGTCAAGCCTTGCACACTAACTGGGTTCCTGGCGGCAGTTTCCGCAAAAGTCAACGGGTCCTGATACAGGGATTTCAACACTTCCTTTGCTCGATCTATTCTCGTATTTAGACGAACTTCTACTAACACTGGGGGCGGCTGGGGTACCTCGGGAACTTCTTGAACTTGCTGCACTTCGACCAGGTCTATGTCCTTTAAGGTGTCGGGATCGTCGAGATCTTTCACTTTCTCTAACTGGAGTCTCTTGGTATCGCCCGTAACGTTTCTCAGGCGGAGATCTAACTCTAGAATCCTCCTCGCCTCGGCCATGTGTTCATGGACTTTTTGTTCCAAACCCACCTGCGCAGCTTTCTCTCGTAGCTCTGCTTGCTTCGTTTTCTCTTTCAATTCGGGCTCTTGCATCCGTTCTTCCCTAGTCTTACGCACAACCTTTCTCTTGCCGAGCGGCACTAGAGTTGCGCTTGTCTCGGCTTTAACCACGGATGTGCTTGGGGGTTCTATTGGCAATTCTGGTTCTTTTTTGGCCAAATCCAAGTCCCGTTTATATGAAAGCGTTTCTGTGCCTGCTAGTCTTAAGCTCCCAGACCTCTTGATGATTGTGGCTCTGACTCGTTTATTTTCAATAACACGCTCCACCAGCTCTTTATAGTTGGGACAGTAGGAATCTTTGGCAATCTCACAGTTAGAACTTGAAAAACCCATGTGGCGTAATATGCTGTAGATAGCTCCTGGGTCCTGTATTTTGTCTTCCTCCCACAAAAAGGTTGCCGCAGCGCAGCAGTATTCGTCCCCTGATATCAAGGCTTCTGGTTTCTTCCTTAAGTGAATGATATTGGATATCACTTTACTGACTTCACCTCCGTCACGTATTTCAAACATAGTAGCTGGCCTCAAAACAGATTCCTCAAACCCTTCCTTTATTAAGTCCAGTGTAGTTTGGAACTTCCCGGACTCTAACCAATCTACGTCCATGTCCACTTTCACTCCAGACATGATAAGTGCATTCACGAATTCTCTCGACCCGAAGAAGCCGGAGTCATTCTCAAATTCGTAGTCGTCTAGCTCTGTGATGAGTTCTGCCCTCACATCTGACGACAGCGCTTCCTGAGCAGCCCAGCTTAGCAAAGGGTTAGACCATCCTCCTTCGAATGCATTAACAAATTCGACCAGCTTGGGTACGTCCCCCTTCTGGATAGATCGGAATGGTTTTCCCGTGAATCTCTCCATGTCGGTGACGTTGATGAGGTCTGAACTCGGGATCTTTGCCAAAGAGAAACCCTTAGAATACGACTCTATCTTAAGGATGCAGCTGACCCCATCTTCCCGTAATTCCCTAGTGCAAGTTATCCTCGGTTGGCCTTCATAGATGGCAATCGAATTCCACACCCCCCTCTCAACCCACTTGTTGTTCGAGAGTTTTTCTACTCGTTCGACTCGAGATGTCTCCCTTAAAATTGCCATTCGTAGCACTTGGGAGCAGGAACCGTTAATCTGACTAGTCAAGATGTGGCCGACACAAATTTTCTTCTTCGCCACGAACCGAATTCTGAAGATGAACATTGACTCAAGGTCTGTCAAAATTCTGTCCCCGTCGTCTGTTGAGGAGTACAGCACAGTATTAAGTCTAAAGAAGCCCAGTCGTCTTTGAGCATAAGCAGTATAAAAACTAGGGAAGGTGTGGCACCTTGTCCATCTGTTTCGCGGGTCAGGGTACTTTTGGACACTTTCTACTACTCCAGTCACACAGGTTTTGATCAACTCCTTTTGGATATTGTCATAATCTTGCCTGATGGTCAACCGCCCGTTGGGAAAGTACCTCCCTTTGTAGCATAGCTCTACGAACTGGTCTGCATCTGAACACGCTCCCCCTGGAAGAAGGATCTCAGAGTCAAAGTGGCCGAGAGTATCACAGTAGAAAATGAAGAAACGTCTGATTGCGTCCAGGTTCGAGGAGCCAAACGCTAAACAAAGTAGCTTCAGTGGTGACCCTTTGACCAAAACGTCCCCTGGCTTCTCAAGCTTCGAAACCCCGAGGGCAATGGTAAGGGCAGAGAGTGTCGCTAGCGCCAGTAGAACTCTAGAGTTTGGGTCTCTGTCAGAGAATAAGCCAGAGAACAAAGATTGGGAGTCAGTTCCTAAACCCATGCCGTCCGCTCTGCATTTAATTCTCCTAACGGACATGTAATATGGTACAGAGCTGAAACTGGATGTAACCAGAGCGTCATCCCAGACTTTGAACTTCTGTTTTAAATCTTCTGTATCTCCAAAGAGTAGCCCGATGTTAGGATTTGCAGGTCTGCTACTTATAATGTGAAAGCTTGAGACTAGGCCGTCGCACAAGACTGACTGTCCCAGGTCGTCGACTAAGCCGTCTATCCGGATGAACCGGTTACTCGAGTTGCTCTTGATCAGAGAGTGAATGAATTTCGCCTCTGTGACTTTGAAATCCTCTTTTAAATTCATCGTATAATTGTAGAACCTCATGAGTGCAAGGTTACCCAGGTCATCTTTCCCAAGAGTAAAAGAGAAGGGGGAGCAAGAGTCACGGCAGTACTGTTCGCTTATGCCCATTTTTCTCTGAATTTCTCGTCTGTAACTTTGAGGCTTGGAAGTGAACTTGGACGCCAAGACTAAGCGAATCCTGCCCACCGAGTCCCCCCACTCATCTCCTGCTCTTACTGCGGCTTTCGTTCCATAGATTTTGCTTCTAAAGGTTGACCACACGTTTCCGTCATCTAGTATAGTTGACTGAGTCCCGAACATCATCACCCTGAGAATGTTGGTAGTGGGAAAGAATCCAAATTCAGGCGGCAAGTCAGCCTCGGAATCAGGGTGAACCTTTAGCATCTCTTCCTTAACTTTGCCTAGTCGAAGGTGTCTTTCGAACATCTCTCTCATTAGTTTGGCGCCGAATAGACATATCGATAACGATGCTCCGTTTTCGAAGATGCGCCGAAGTTCTCCGACCTTGTTTTCGACTGCACTTTCGATACACGAGTAGTCTGGCACTTGGAACAGGGTATAATAGTCTTTAATCAGGGCTAAGGACGTGTCTTTGAATATGCTGAAGTAAGAGTTAAACTCGCTGAAGATTGTGTTGATGTTACTCTTCTTCTTATTCGCAAATATGTTGAAGGGTTCCGACATCTGTATACTGCAGATCACGAAGACGGCAATAGCTTTGGCAAAATCCCCCTGTTCTCTTAGCAGGAAAAGCCTGGACCGCAGTTTGTCGTCAGAACTGTACAAAGTGAGACTAGATCTCACCCTCATCTCCAGCGCTTTGTACATAAGGCCCTCCACAGCTTGTTGAAACTCCTCGCAGCAGGCTTGGTAGAAGGACGAAGTGTAGTGGAGTACCCCCTGTCCCATACCTGAGAAAAACCTGATCGAATAGTTCGGGGAAGATAGACATTCATCGATGATTTCCCTCTCCTTCTCTGACCTCTTGGAATACTTTTCCGTGAAGGATGGGTTTACAATACTCCCGGGTACTTCACTAACGCTCTGTACTCCATCTTTGTTCCGGGAGTCTTTGTGTAAGACGCCGGTTTTCTCAGATAAGAACTTCTTAACGAGAACTGGTGGCATTTGGATTCGCTTCACTAATTCCTCTCGGATACAGACTGTTAACAATGATTTTACCCACGGCACAGCTGAGCCGTTTGTAGCCATCACGGTAAAGTGTTCTACCATGAAACCCGGACTCCACCTTGTAGCGTCCAGATTTGCCGATAGGTTGAAGGGCAATAATCCCATGCCTGTCGATCTGGTCCCAGCGTCTTTTGCAGATTGGAGATGGCCGGTTTGTAGCTGTTTCTTGTTGTGCGAAGTAATCATCTCTCCTGGTTCTGAGGCGCAAAGCCTCTTGAAAAACCTCTCGGGGATGCTCAGGATTATTCTTGTAGAGATGATCTGGACTGTTATTTCTCTGTCACCGCCAATCTGAGCTTTGGGGAAGATCAGAAAGAAGAGTCTCCTGTTTTCTCTTCCTCCTGATAACAGGTTCGATGCGATCACCAACACAGAGAGCGAATTATACTTCTTGATCAGTGCAGCCAGATTCACGCTTAACCGCTCTTTCTTTGCGAAGCCTGTTGAAGGTTCTTCTACCCCAGAAGCAGTGAGTTTGAGTAAGTCGTTCACTTGTAGAGTTAGAATATCTAGCGTAGCTAAGCACGATGCAGCTAACCCAGCGTGATTCGAACACAGAGACTCGGCTGCGGCTGCTACGACTCTCGCATCGTACTTGAACATCCCGGTCTTGTCCCCTGGTCTCAACCCCCCTAGAGCACATCGTCTCCATTCTTCTGAGAGTGAGCCTTCTCTAAACGTAACTTCACACTCGAACAGCTTTTCGACCATGGAACGGTACCTAGCTTCTTCATACCCAGCTTCCTTTATGAATAAATACCCACTATATATCTCCACCAGCGAAATTTTTGAACTGACGCCTCTAGACATATCTGGTCTCCTCTTATGAACTCCGAAGAAACTCGGGAACAAAATGTCGTTGTATCTTTGTTCTTGTTCAAAGAGGGCTTGCAGTGAAAACGAAACAAGATTCTTCCTATTAGCGTACATTTCGAGAGACCAGTCGAGTGCTCTCCTCCTAAGGGAATCTTCGAAGTTACTACCACTAGTCCCCTTGGTTGCTAACTTCAGGAGGCCTTGATAATCACTGCTCACAGAAGTAAACCCTAGAAGTAGATACCTAGTGTCTTGAAGGAATGTGCTGGTTTTCCTCTTGTTGTGGATGAATATCGCCCCAAGTTCGCCTATGATGGGAGAGAAATTCGGATCTTTTTTCATGATAGCCATGCACGGAGAGCAACGAAGGTAATGGGTCAGGTCGGTAGAAGTCATGGTAAGCCATTTCGTCGCCATGTAAGGAGTCCCTGACATGTCGTGGAACAAGTGAAAGGATTCAGGCATATGAGCCACTTCCATGTTCGGGTTATCAGATCTATCGATAATGATTTTGTACCTGAGGCTGACGTTGCTCCTGAGAGCGGATCCCCTGTATATCATCAAACTGTACCCCTTGAAACATTTATAGACACTGGTTCCTTTCGATCTCTCCTTAGACAAAAGTATCTTTTTATCCAGATATTTTTCTTTGGCTGCAGCTTCTGAAACCATAGCGTCGGTCACTTGCTTCCCTATTATGCGTCTTCTCCCTTCCAGGTAGCATATATTCTCTGCTAATTCCGTAACCCAGTCATAATAGCTCTGTTTTTCAGCGAAAAAAGCTTGGTAGGCTTCTAGAAGCCCTTTGGAACCATTGGACCACTCTCGTCTAATCGGCATGTGGGTGTTATCAGGCTTCAGGTGATCGGAGATTATTATCTGCTGAGTGCCGTCCTTAAAGGACCTCAAAGGGAAAAAGTCCCGAGCAGACAATAATAGTACGTTCTGAGTTACAGACACCAACTCCTTTAAGATAGCTGGGTTCTCAGTTGACCTGATCCACATGTTAGAAGTTACAGCAGAACCGTGTAAATTGCCGCCCTTTGGAACATAGTATGGTAGCTGGAAGTCCTTCTTCTTCAGCGTTGGCCTGGCCATCCCCTCCGCGATCAGTTTTAACCGGAGGTCGTTTAATTCGCTAAAGAGGGGTGGAGCAGGCACTGTTGAATTCGCAACACTCTGAGCATACTCGAGGGCTAAGCTTTCCAGGGTGTCGCCTCTTCGATTCTTAAAAGGCACCTCCGATTCAGTGGGCACTTCTTTCTCTTCACACCTGACAGCGGCTTCTGGTGACAAGCAAGTTCTTATAAACGGGATGAAAGGCTCTAAGTCCCCGAGCCACGATCGTAAATCTTCGAACACTAAGCTGATGCCTCCCCTGAACCGTTTCCTCCCCTTTCTGTCCGCTTGCAGAATGGAGTCCACCGTCTTGCAGTCTTTGCAGAAAACTTTGAAGATCTCACTTGACTCTAGACGCAACTTGAACCTTTCTAAGAAGGGTTGAGTTAACACCTTTGATTCTCTGTAGACGCAAACAAAGTCAGTTGGCTGGACGGTCTTGCTCAGCAATGACCCGACGCCTTCCCTTACCTGTTCGTATTTCTTAGTCTTCCCGGCTAAGATCTCCCCGCCCTCCGTGGATGTAACTGCGACGTCGCCTATCCAGATCTCTCTATCGCCGGACACCCTCTTCTCGAAGGCAATATCTGGAGTGAGGTGCGAATCTGGTCCATGATAATTCCATAAGTTCTTTAAATCTGCGTCTCCATGACCAGCGGTCCCAATAACCCGAGCCACCATGTGGAAGAAGTAATTATGCCTAGAACGCTCAAAGTCTTCTTGAGTAGAAGCGTCTATTTCACCTTTGCTGACACTTGCTAACACCTCTTTGAAGTCGGAAACTAAGCTGTACCTCTCCTTCTTCTCTTGGTCAAGAGCAGCGTCAAGCTTTTGCAAAATGGTCAGGCTTCCTGTTGCATGAGTTAACAGGTTCCCCTCAGCAACGGCGTTCAACTGGAGAGGGCCGGCGTTGATCTTTGACACAGACTTGTCAGTAATCAGTCTATGATACAGCCCCATCATGCCTGGGAAAAGTAGCCCAGGGAAGTTGACCACATCGTTAATTCTCAGTATAGTAGAGAATTTGAATATGGTTTCTATGTCTGGTTTCAGATGCGTCAGTGGAGCAGTTCTTACTTGCTCGTGGACGATAAAGGATTCGTCGGGTAGCTTCACCATGCAAATGATAGCCCAGTCAGAGGTGACTCCTGCAGGAAGGCTGAGAACGCAAGATGGTAAAGATCTATCGGTCTCAATCCCTGGATGGTTTCTTAGTGAGGGAGAGAACCTTAACCCTGGTGTTCCGATTATCCCTCCTGTATAGTCCCAGTTCACAGTGAACCGGACTTCCTTCGTTGATGGGAGGGAAATCATCTCAGAGACAGTGAGTTTGGTCTCTGCTCTCTCTTTCTTAGGCAGAGCTAAGTACTCCTCTAGAGTTACCTCCATTAAGCTTTTTCGGCGCCTTTCTTGGTTGAAGTATTCGAGCTCGGGTATGATGTTTGGGTCATGCGTTCTAATTCCTTCGACTGAGTGTATGTTTGTCCTCTTGGCTCTGTCTTTGTAGATGCTCAAGTTTGGGGGCGAAAGCACCATTTGATAAACGCTGCCGCTAGTCAAAAGACTGCCGTAATCTCGTAGAAGGTCTCCTACCTTCGGGGGTTTTACGGGCATGTTGTATTGTGAAAAGTAAA